CTTGCTCCTTACAGCTACGCTCAGAACTTCCTAACAGGAGCGCCATCTGCTTCGATGTACGGTCAGTTTAACACTGCACCAAGTTCGGCTCCAAATCCTTTCCTTCAGGGTGTAGGTGCTTACGCTACATACCAAGGCATGAACCAATAAGGAGGCAATTATGACGCCCGAAGAAAGATATAATGCGGTAGCGGACCGATATAACAAGAACCCTAGAAATCAAGGGTTAGGCGCACAGCTTAGAAGCCTTTTTGCAGCAGAAGGACCTGAAGCAGCAGGAACTTTTGTTCAGGTTCCGGGTGCAGATTCAAGTCCGGGTGGTCGTTTAAATGCAATGATGAGTTTAGCAGACAATCTTAATTTTAACAATCCAGAGGCTCTTGAGAGTTATATAGAAAATATAGCTGGACGAACTATGGGATACGATGGCGTTTCTATTCCAGTTGAAGGTCTAGTTCCAGATGAGGGTGGCTTCTTTGGAGGAGGAGGTCCTTTTATTTCTGGAAGCGGTCAACAATTTGGTTTTGGTGAAGACCTTGCTGGTTTAGAAAAGGCTCGTAGGGAAATACAAGAAAATGCTATTTTGCCAGAATTTGATCAAGGTCTAGGAACAGGCGACATTACCAAAAAGAAAATTTTAGAAAAACGAGTTAAAGATAGCAATCTCGCTGAAAGAGAATTACTTGGAGAAGAAGCTGCATTTCAACCATCTGCCCTTGATGAAATAGGCGCTCTTATTACAGAAGCACAAAATATAACTAAAAAACCTACGGCTAACGAGATTGCTACTGAAGAAGAATTAAGGTTAGGGATTGACCCCCCTCCAGAAAAAACTGACTCCACAGGCGGTGGCAGAGGTACAATTGTTGAAAAGCCGGGGGAACGTAAGGCTTACGAACAAGAAAAAATTGAAGAAGCATTCATGGCTGGCATGGATGATTTCATCTTAGCCGCTCGTGGAGAAAACCCAACAGGCCCTGAAAAGAAAACTATTGAAGACTATAAGAGAGAGTTCTCTGAGGCTACTGGCATTGACGTAAGCGGCAAGGTTGACAAAAGCCAAGCCCTTATGTCGTTTGGTCTAGCCTTAATGCAGAACAAAGCTGGTAAAGGCTTTAACGTAGGCAAAATGCTTTCTAGTGTGGGCGAGGCAGGCGATGCAGCAATGCCAGAACTTGCAGCCGCACGAAAGGAAGCAAAGCAAGCCTCTTTGTCTGCGGGTAAGTTTGCGTTACAAATGCAATCATCTGATGAGTCTAAACGCCAAGCAGCCGCAGAAAAAGCAATGAACAGAGCAAGCTACTATATAATGCCTAAAGGAGAGGGCATTGGCGGTTTTATTAAAAATATGGATAAAGCAAAAAAACAAAGGTTAAATGTTTTTGAATTAAATGCTTTAACTACAAGTCCAGATTTTGACCAAAATTATGAAATAATTTCGGAAGGAAGCTACACTGATTTAGCTGCAAAGGCTTTAGAAAAGCCAGAAGCTGCTGAGTATTTTAAAAACACAAAATCTCCTGTAAATTTACTAGGTGAAGGTGCTAGTTCTATTTTTTCATTTCAATCATTTGATGTTAATCCAAATTTAGGTGAAGACGCTCCTCAATATGGTAAAATTTCAGGAGGCAAAAAAGCTGGCGATCCAATTTATAGAGAGTTAATTTCTTCTTTAAAGTCTTTAAATGTAGAAGATGCTAAATTAGCAAAGGCCGTAGCACTTGCTGAAGGTGGCGCAGCTACTACTCCAGAAATGTTAGCGAATTGGGCTAAAGGCGTTGGAAACAAACTTGGATTTAATATTAAAGGTAACACTGCGACTGATCAATTAAAATTCTTTTTAGACAAATTGTCAGTTGAAAATGCTGCTGAAATTTTAGGAGAATCGGGAAAGACACTTTCTGACGCTGATAGAGGTCTAGTTAGGGGCTTGATTGGTGAGTTGAAATTAATTAGCGGTGACAATCCCGATGAAATTGCAGCAAAACTCAGAGAGTTTAGAACTAAAATTATTGTAAAAAAACGTAACGACATTATGAATGCTTTTAGAACATTAGATGGATATTCTCGTGAAGACTATTCTGATTTGTATAATGATGGAGCATGGTCGGAGGAAGATGAGGCAGAACTTTTAAAACGCCGTAAGGCGCGTAATCCTTCTAAGGAAGATAAATAAATGGATAAGCGACAAGAGCTAACCTTTTTAAGAATGCTTGACCAAGGAGGTCTTAATAAAAGTCAGGAACTAAATGTTTTAAAGGCTTTAGATGGAGACATCTCAGGTGATGAGGCTATGAAGTCTATATACCTTGAAAGTTTAAAACCCTCTATGTCATTTGAAGAAATGGTAGGCTCTAATAGAGTAGAGTCTGGACCTGACTCTGAAACATTTGATACAGAAACAGGCATTAAAGACTCGTCTTTGCGGCGTCAATTAGGTGGCGCAGAAACTGCTGGTGAAGAGGAACTTGTTCTTGGTCGTTACGGCTTTAAAGAAGGTGACTACGTTAGAGATAAAAATGGCAACTTAGCTATTACTCCTCAAGGCGCACTTTTGCTCGGCATAGAAACTGACAAACCTATTATGATTGACGAAAGTGGTTTCAGTTTGTCTGATTTGCAAGATTTTGTTGGTGCTGCGGGTGAAGAGATAGTTGGTGGTATCGGCGGTGCTATAGCTGGTCAGGCTTTAATTCCTATTCCCGTACTAGGGGCGATGATTGGTGCTGGTATTGGTGCGGGTAGTGGTAAGTTAGTCGAAGAAGGCGTAGAAACGCTAAGAGGCACACAAGAAGAAAGCCTTCTTGATGTTGGTAAGGCGGCTGGTACTGAGGCTCTTATAGCTGGGCTTGGTGAAGGTATATTCGCGGCAGTAGGCAAGGGATTTGGAGCAATTGCAGGGCGTGGTCGTGTTGGCAATAAACTATCGGCTCAAGAAGCAGAAGCCGCTGCGGAAGCTATAGAAGCAGGATACTTACCTTCATTAAGTGCTATTGGCGCGAACTCAATTATTGGAAGACAGCAAGCAATCTCCGAAAAAATATTAGGCTCTACTTCTCGTCTAGTTAATAACAATGCAAGAATTATGGAAGACTTAGCTGGCCTAAGAGTTTTAGGCGATGATGGCGTTGTTGATGTAATTCAAACAGCAGATGTTTTGACGAATGCGGTAAAAGCTGGAGACACAGCCCTTTTAAAGCAATCAAAGAAAACATCTTCTGATCTTTTACGTCACATGGATGATATAGCTAATCAGCTTGGAAAAGCCGCAGTTAAAGATGTTGAATTAGACGCTGGAATACAAGGAGCGTTTCAAACTGCATTTAAAGCGTTTGATGATGCGGCAAAGATTGAATACGCAAATATTGATAACCTTGTTAAAAGCGCAACAGGTGATGAAAAGATTTTTGCAACAAAAGGCTTAGTCGATGATGCAAAAAGAGAACTAGACCAATTGGTTGGTGCGGGTGGCGGTAATTTAGGAAAAGTTCAAGCAGCTTTGCAAGATATAATAAACTTAGGTGACAATGCTTCTTTTGCGCAAATATACAAAGCAAGAAAATCTTTGAACGATACTTGGATGGGTAATTATGGCTCAGACAGTGTTCGTCTTATGAAAGATAAGTTTCTTGGTCAGTTAGACAACAGAATAAGCCCCAAGGGTCTTGGAGCCGCTTTAAGAAGAGGCGCTGCTGAAACTCTTAGTGACGCGCAAAAAGAATCAATGAAAGCCGCATCTAGGCAATTAGTTCCAGCGAATAAATTCTTTAGAGAAGGTATGGATAATTTTGAAGCTGTATCTCAAGCTGCAAGCATGAAAGAACTTTCAAAAGCAGTAAAGTCTGGTGGTAAAGCGGGAAATCCTGCGGGAAAATTTGGAGCATTAATTAGAGATGACAACCCACAATTACTGAGAGATGCTAAAGCTGTTTTAGATAAATTTGCACCTGATGCTTACGAACCTTTAAGAAATCGTGCATCTGGCGAGTGGTTGCGTAGAGCCTTGCGTGAGTCTGGAGTTGGAGAAGGTGCTAAAAAGAAGTTTAGCGGCAGCACATTTAAAAACAAATTAGACAAGCTCGGCTCTACAGCCGATGAATTGTTCGGCTCAGATGCAGCAGGAATCAGAAAACTTGCAGATCAGTTAGATAATCTTTCACTGACTAATATTAACCAAAGCGTAATAGACGATTTTGCAAGGGCAGGCGCTGATGACGCTGGAATAGACTTGTTGCAAAAAGTCCAAAAAGCTATGGACGAAGAATCTGTATTTAAAAAGACTTCTGTTAACGCCAAGCTGCGCACTGGCGTTCTTAGTGCAGAAGAAGCTGCTGATTTAATTTCAAGCCCCGCCATGCGAGGACCTGATGTTAAAAGATTGCGGGAGTTCTTTGATGAAACAAACCCTGCTGAAGTAGCAAATTTAAAAAATTATTATATAAATAATCTTATTGGTGACTTTGAAGAGACTTTCTTAACAGACAAGTCTGCATTTAAACTTTTAGCTAAAAGATTTGAGCAAGCTAACAAAACTGGAACTTTAAAAGAATTGTTTGGGCCAGAACAAGCAAAAGACATTTTTAAATTTGGTAAGATTATGAGTGTGCTTGGAAAATCTGCTGAAGGTGGTGATCTTGTTGCGGCTAATATCGCAGCTAATCCTTTTCAAAACATTGGTCGTATTGGTAGGTTTTTCATCATAGGTAAAGTTTTATCCAATGAAGCAATGTATAAATCATTTGCAGCCAAATATGGGAAAGAAGCCGCAAAAGTTAAAACACCAGCAGGAAAAATGCAAGTTTTTTTAAATGTCATGAATCAAACTGCACAATCGTTCGCAAAACAAAGTGGCGTTAGAGAAACTGTAAACACTATTTCTTCTGCAAAAGATCGAACGCAAAGAGCAATTAGTGATATGGAAGAAAAAATTAAAGCTCCCGGCGCTACAAGCCGAACAAGTATTCCTGTTCCTGATGTGCAGCCATTAGCTTATATGCCTGATATGCCTGCACCAAGTTTTGATGATGTGCCTCCGCCTGCAATGTCTATTAGAGATCGTGTAAGACAAAACCCTGCATTAGCCTCAACACTGTTAGGTGGATTGGGCAACGCAGGACTTCTTTAGTCTTCAATAACAGAAGATAAACCCCCAATGCCAACGGCTACGGGTGTTGCGTTTGATCTCTTGTTGTTGACACGCAAATGAATATCACCGTATGTTTCGTCAATCATACGCGCAAGTTGGCGTCCGATAGCACGATCCTCGTGTTCTGCGATAAACACTAGCTTATCGTAGGCTTCTATAGAAACACCTACGGATTTATATTTTCCGGGGTTTGGCATGGAGACTCCTTCCCATAAATGACTTTCCCTACTGTATATAATCCCAAACTGCGTGGGTCAAGACCCAAATACGGAAACAAGAAAGTTACCATACAAGGTATCAAGTTTGACTCTAAATGGGAAGGTGAGCGGTATCTATATATAAAGTCGCTTGAACGCGCCGGGGTAGTTAAAGACCTTGAGCTACAGGTTCGATACAACCTACTGGTAAATGATCAGAAGATATGTGCCTACGTTGCTGACTTCAAATATAAGCGCGAAGACAAAGACGGCGTGTGGCATGAAATTGTCGAAGACGCCAAGGGATTTGAAACCCCTGAGTTTAAGCTAAAGAAGAAGCTCATGAAGGCTTGTCTTGGCATCGAAATATTTCTTTCCAAAAAAAGCTCTTGACAGTCACCCACACTGTATGGTTATAGTTGGGACTCTAGTAACCAGCGGAAAGGAAACGACATGGAAAGTCGTGATTTATTTGAAGTTAGAAAAACTTTAAAAGCGTCTATGGCTGATCTCAAGGATCAGTTAAAAGAAGTAGAAGAGAAGCTATCATCCACATATTTACCAAAAGCCAAGGAGTTACTTGGTTATAATGGTGAAGACTTTGGCACTGTAAATATCTCTCATGGTAACGACATAATCAAAGCAGTTGTCTCCAAGAAAGTAACATGGGACCAAGAGCTTCTTCGTGAGGCTTTGTCTAAACTGTCTGAGGAGGATGCAAGACATTACGGCAAACTTACCTTTGCTGTTGAGGAACGTAAGTTCACAGCCGCACCTCCTGCAATAAAGCGGATATTAGAAGATAGCCGCACCACAGAAGTTGGTAGCTTCAAAGTAGAGTTGGAGGAAAGCTAATGACACTACAAATTATAACAGCAGATCAGCGTATGGCTGAGAAAAAAGGTCACAAGATCGTGGTATGTGGTGCAAGCGGTGTGGGTAAAACCACACTCGCTCGTACTCTCAATGCGCCTACGACTTTGTTCATGGACTTAGAAGCTGGTGATGCAGCTATCGAAGGGCATCCTATTGATGTCGTTCGTCCTCGTACATGGGCAGATTGCCGTGACCTTGCTTGCTTCTTAGGCGGAGCAAACCCATCGTTGGCTGAAGATCAGCCATATAGCGAATCACATTACAATTATGTGGCTTCAATCTATGGTGATTCTTCGGAGGTATGGAAGAAGTACGATACTCTGTTTGTGGACTCTATTACTGTAGCAGGGCGTTTGTGCTTTCAGTGGTGCTTACAACAGCCAGAAGTACGCTCTGACCGATCTGGTAAGATGGACACTCGTGCTGCATATGGTTTGCATGGTCGTGAGATGATGTCATGGCTAACGCACATTCAACACATTCGTTCTAAGAACGTAATCTTTGTTGGTATTCTTGACGAGATCACTGACGAGTACGGACGCAAGCAATACTCTCTTCAAATTGAGGGGAGCAAAACTGGTCGTGAATTGCCCGGAATTGTTGACGAGGTAATCACAATGTCAGTCTTAACAGGGGATCACGGTCAGTATCGTGCCTTTGTTTGTCAACCTCTGAACGAATGGGGCTATCCAGCCAAAGACCGTTCTGGCAGACTCGACACATTAGAAGAGCCTCATCTTGGAAGATTAATGGAAAAGATGTCAGCAGGCTCCAACAAGTCCGACAAGGAATTAACCTTTGTCGATCCTACAACCCAAACTTCTAGCGAAGGAGAAGCATAATGCTTAATTTTAATAATGTACCACAAGACGAAAATCCGCAAACTCAAGAGTTCTCTCTTATTCCTAATGGCACAGTTTGTCGTGTTGTCATGGTTGTCCAGCAAGGAGATATTGAAATCTCTGAGTTTGGTCAGGGACAATGGTTTAAGAGATCACAAAGCACATCTGCTAAGTGGATGAACTTAGAGTTTACCATCGTAGGTGGTGAGTATGATCGCCGTAAGTTTTGGCACAGCGTCTTTGTCGATGGCGACAAGATGGGTCAAAGCGGTATGCCATTGGCTAAAGAGATTGGTCTTCGTACATTGAAGTCCATTGTCGAAAGCGCACGAAACATTAACCCTTCTGACGTAACGCCTCAAGCACAACAAAATCGCAATATTAGCGGAATGTTTGACTTGAATGCGATGGAGCTTTGTGTGAAGGTTGGTATTAAGAAAGGCACTAATGGTTACAAGGACAGTAATCAGTTAATGGTAGCATTAACGCCTGATAATAAGGATTTCTTGCCTCAAGGCAGCATTCCTATGCAGAATACTACAGTTCCTGCACAGGCATCTGCACCACAAGCTCCTGCACAACCTAGCGGTGCAGTACCTTCTTGGGCGCAAAAGTAAATCTAGCGGCAGGGCCATTCCGCGCCTGCTAGAACTCGCACAGGGGGGGCGAGGCCGCTAACCCCCCAACTATTCTAGCAAATAGGTTCTTATTATGATATTACGTCCTTATCAAAAGGTTGCTGTTTCTGACGCTTGTACCGCGTTAGACAAGCATAGAAACACCCTAGTTGTCGCTCCTACAGGTGCTGGCAAAACAATCATGCTCTCTGCGCTCGTTGGTGAACGGCATAAGAAAGGCAAGCGAGTTCTTGTCATTCAACACCGGGATGAACTTGTAGCGCAAAACAAAGAGAAGTTTGAAAAGGTTAATCCCTACATCACAACAAGTATTGTCAA